TCAATCGATTTCGTGATGGATGCGCTTTCCAACGGCCGGCGCGTGAAGTGCCTGACCGTCGTCGACGACTTCACGAAAGAGGCTGTCGACATCGTCGTCGACCATGGCATCTCAGGTTTGTATGTCGCTCGGGCATTGGACCGTGCCGCTCGCTTCCGTGGCTATCCCAAGGCGGTGCGAACAGACCAGGGCCCCGAATTTACGAGCCGGGCGCTTGACCAGTGGGCGTATGCGAACGGCGTCACGCTGAAGTTGATTCAGGCGGGCAAGCCAACGCAGAATGCGTACATCGAATCGTTCAACGGCAAGTTCCGCGACGAATGCCTTAACGAGCACTGGTTCACGACACTCGCGCACGCTCGGGCTGTCATCGCGGCATGGCGTCAGGACTACAACGAGCAAAGGCCGCACAGCGCACTGAACTACCTTGCGCCGTCAGAGTTTGCGGCGAAACATCGGGCAACCGCGGATGCTCCTGCTGGAGATGACCCGCTTTCGTGGACACGATCTATCCTGTCAAGGAGGAGGTACGGATCATGTCCAAATACCGAGCGCCCTATGCCCCGGAATTTCGGCAACAGATCGTTGATCTGGTACACGCCGGGCGTCGCCCCGAAGAACTGGCCAAGGAGTTCGGCCCGAGTACGCCGACCATCTACGGCTGGGTTGCCCAGGCCGATCGCGATGCTGGCACACGGCACGACGGATTGACCTCGACCGAACACGAAGAGCTATCGCGTCTGCGCCGCGAGAATCGCCAGCTCAAGCTTGAGCGCGAGATTCTGGCAAAAGCCGCGGCCTGGTTCGCGAGGGAGACCGGAACGCTGCCCGACAAGGGTTCGAGTTCATGAAAGCGAATCAGGCCACCTGGCCTATTGCGACGATGGCACGGCTGCTGGGGGTCTCTGCCAGCGGCTTCTATGTCTGGCGCCAACGAGCGCCATCGGCGCATGCTCGCAGTGATGCAGATCTGTCAGCCCGCATCCGTGCCATCTACGCCGGCTCACGCGGCACCTACGGCATGCCTCGCGTTCATGCGGAACTTGTTGAGCAAGGCATCCACGTCGCCCGCAAACGGGTTGCTCGACTGATGCGCATCGCGGGTCTGCGTGGCGTGAGCCGGCGCAAATGGATCACCACGACACAACGACAAGCCGGAGCACGCGCCGCACCAGACTTGGTGCAACGGCACTTCAACGCCGATGCGCCGAATCGGCTGTGGGTCGCCGATGCGACCTTCGTGCCGACCCGCGCAGGCTTCCTCTATCTGGCCGTGGTGCTGGACGTGTTCAGTCGTCGCATCGTCGGCTGGGCGATGGGCCACCACTTGCGCACGGAGCTGATGCTCAAGGCCTTGGATATGGCGCTGGCGCAACGCCACGCCAAGGGTGTCATTCACCATTCTGATCAAGGCTGCCAATACACCTCCCTGGCATTTGGGCGGCGCTGCCGCGAGGCCGGCGTGCGCCCATCCATGGGCTCCGTGGGCGACTGCTTTGATAACGCCATGTGCGAGTCATTCTTCGCCACGCTCGAATGCGAATTGCTCGCGCGCACGCGATTCGAAACCCACGAGCAAGCCAGCCGCGCGATCTTCTCCTTCATCGAAGGTTGGTATAACCCGCATCGCCGCCACAGCAGCCTTGGCTATCGCTCGCCGATCATCTACGAGCAGATCCACCGCGAACAAAACCAACCATGCTCGCCAAGTGAGTTGCCCACCGCCGGCCAGCGTCATGGTCGTGATAGGCGACCCGCCGGCCGGCCGTGGACAACTCACAGCACCATGCCACACGGAGGAACTCCACCTACTTAAAATTTAACTGCCTAACCGTTCACGGAAACGGGTCAGCCTCATGCCGCTTTCCAGGAGTTGGTTTAAAGGGACTTTGCTAGAAGTCCATTGGCCCTATTGAAGGGGGCAGGTCACTCGAACAATGGTGCCCAACGTCGTTTCATGATGATCTGATCGCTTTCTTCGCTTGGATTAGGCGTCGAAAAAATGGCGTCGGGGGAGCGAAGCCGATCAATGAGGTAGGCAACAAAATTGCGCATCTTATCGAAGTGCCCTCCGACCGTAATGATGTCGTCATGTGTCTCCGTTCCCCAGCCGCGCAGATTCGGAAGATCGCAACGAACGTTCCCGAAGCGGAGTACGTCTGCAAGCTTATCGAGCTCGTGAGCACCATATGGATCGCCAGACTGACTGAGGCGTTCGGCAGCGATACCAATCCTTGCCAGAGAACGTCCGACGGTCTGGTAGAGCCAGTTGACCTCTTCGTCCGTAACATTCACGAGGGATCGTTCGGCGACATCGGTCGCGACCACGAAAATGGCATCGACTGCCGCAATGTTCCGCGGGTCGCGCCACCAGGTTCGCCCCTGTCGGGGAAGCTCCGCCGACCACATCAAGCCTCGGACAACGAGACGTTTATCCGATTCTCCCCGCCAACCTGTTGGCTTTGACTTCGAGTCCGGCAACTCGCTTGACGCCATGAGTTTCATCGCGAGTTGCTCTACGTGATCTATGACGAGCGCCGCAACGCTGAGTCTGGCCGATTCGATGAATCCTTTGCGGCGCTCGTTCGCCTTCTCATCGTCTCTTCTCTCACGCCGTCGCTCGATTGCGTGGTTGACGCTGCTGACCGCGAAGCCGATACCAGCGGTTGTGAGGAGCCCAACGCCGAGGGCGTTGCGATTGCCGTCATTTAAGGAAGCTGTCACCACAAGCGCAAAGCCAATCAGACCAACAATTACGAGCAAAGCGAGCGCTGCAACAAGGCCGGGGCCCAGTGCTTTTATTTTATCGTGTATCTTCACGCGGTCCTCCTACCGTCCCAATGACCAGAAGGCGCGGACGTTCGCTTCGGAATGCTAGGTCGTGCGGCTGGGAAATCAAGTAGAGAATGCTTAGATCGGGTCTTCCCAAAGTGAGAAATGTTCCTGACCTGCCCCCGGTTTTAGTCCGGACTGCAGTTAGAGTCCGAGTGGAGCGGCCCCATCCAAACTGCAAAGCAACTTTCAGTGCCAGATGATCGCAAGAAGATCACACCAGTAAATGCCAATCTTCAGCACGATCAGAATGCCCGTCAGCACCACCGGATCTGGGGCAAGCTTACGCCCCCGATAATTGAACCGGCGTAGATTGGCACGTGGTTGCAGTGGCTCGATTAACGTCCGGAATTCATCGCCGATGATCTGCTTACTCGTCTCTTTGATCGGTTCTTCACGATGGCTCGGGCTAACAGCTAGTGAGAAAAGCTAATCGCAACTACGCCACTTTTTTAAACTACCTCCTATTTTGTGATTTGGACGCTGCTCCGCCTAGAGCATCGGCAGGTTTTGAATTATCTTGGCTCGTTGCAGCCATATGCTCTCTGATCAATTCAGTCTGAAAGCGTATGATCGAGTCGGGATCGGTGATTACGCAGGCGGTATTATTCTGAGCTTTATAGCCCACACCGCCCGCCACAGGTTTACTGCCGGCACGAGTTATGAAAATCCCTTCCCCTGTTGTAGACCAATTTGTCGACCCCTCAAGAGCAACCCGACCGTCGGCCACAAACCCCTTGGTATGGCTAATCTGATGGGTGAGCGACTCGCCAATCGCAAAGTGCGTATTGAGCGCCGCCGCATTCTGAATTAAGTCTTTGCTGAGAATGCCTTTCTCCTTCACGCCTTTGGCTTGCGATCGGTCAAGCGTCACTAGCATCGTGACTGACTGGTCTTCCGCCAACTGCATCAGGATGTCGTTGAGCTCCGGGTCGTCGTAGCCGAACATATTCAGATATAGCGACACACTCACACGCGAGAGGATATGCTTAAGGATGTCATGAACATCGTCCCTACCGACATAAAACAGATGAACGTCGTTGCTGGCGTTCGCTGAATAAGTGCCCTCAGACGTGTACTGCTGTAGGTCCAGAAGATTGAACGTTTGCAGGGTTTGCTTTGGATCATCAATAACGTTGGACGCACTAACCGTCGACTTACGTATCTTCTTGGTAGGCATTTTGCCACCCCTGAAAGACGAAAAAGTGAGCATGACCCACGTACAAACTTTGTCACGTAGCATAGGCAACGTCAAGTAAGCCACGCGCCAATGAATTTGATATTCGAGTTCAGCCATACCTACGAAAATTAGTAGGTCTGCGAATTGCTAGACGTACTACCCTCTATAGGAGGGTTTCCATCCTCAACATAGCGTTCTACACGCGCGGGATAGACAACGTCGAAAACTCCGCTCCGACGTGCCATGGATGCTGTCTTCCCTCTCCACTTGTAGAGTTGTCGCACATGAAACGCAACTTCTTCGGGGACAGCTATGAGCTCAACGATAACCCATGCCGGCTACGGCGTATGGAACAGGACGATTGACGTCACGCAACAGGTTCAAAGGCAATACGCCAGCGGCACGCGTGTTTTCCTCCCCAGCAATCAGTACGGCGATCCTTTCCCCGGTCAACGCAAATATCTGTACATCTTCTGGACTACTGATAGCGGTGAGAAGCAATCGGGCGTAACCGGAGAGCTGGATGATCGCGGCATCACAATCACATAAGCGCATGTCACGCGAATCGGTTCGTCTCCGCATGAATGAACCGATTCGCCGCCCCGCGCTGTTGCTGCCGTCAGCACACCATTGCCCGCGAATTGTTGCGATTGATCGCGAACATGAAGCCAGTTATGCCCGATCTTCAGCACGTCACTTACCTGCGTCTACGGCACGTTCAACGTTGCGAAAGCCGCTCGCGAAGATCCCAGATTGGTACGACGATGCCAATCGGTCGCCCCAAAAAGGGAAATTGGGAGGCCCACACCGGCCCTTTCAAAGACTGCACGACCTGCTCCAGCCGCGACGAGTTGCACAAATTCGGTTGGGCAGCTGTAGAGCGCATACGGCCACACCCATAAGAGCGAACATTCGATCGGCGTGTATCACGTCAAGGATCAGTAGGTGACGCTGCCTTGGGATGCCCGTTCGATCTATGACGAGTACAGCGATTCGCTCACCACTGCGAGACACCACACAACTGTCAAACCTGACAGGTGTCGCGACTGCACAACCGTAACAGTCGCCCGCCGGACGTGCTCGATGGTAAATTTCCACGCAAATTTCCACGAGAGGGGCCAGTGGTCAATCGCGCGATCATCTGCGTCGGTGACACGACGACACACGGCGGCAAGGTGCTCGAAGGCGCGCCGACGTTCACGCTCAACGGGCGCAATGTGGCCGGCGTCGGCCACAAGGTACTTTGCCCTCGCTGCAAAGGCGTTTTCCCGATCCTCCCCGATCTGCTCAGACGCCGCTACCCGCACACGATCGGCGACCGCGACACCGCCGTCGAAGGCATGCGCACGGCCTGCGGCGCAGAGCTGATCGCGTCGCAGGGCACTGGGACAATCGATGATGTCGGTGCAGGCGAACGCGGGGACGGCGGCTCGCCCGGCGGATCGGCCGCAGCAGCGGCGACCGCGGTCGCCCCATCCCCCACGCTCTGCCTCGAATGCCTGAAGGCGGCGGCAAAGAACGCCTCGACGATGGTCGCACGCTGATGACCATGACGCCGCCGACCATCGAAGCGCATTTCGAGATGCGCCGCCAGCAAATCACGCTGCCCGCGCGACTCTTCGCGGCGGTCGACGCGCTGCTCTTCGCCGAAGCGTCGGACGCCCCGCCGCTGCGTCGCGCGAACTATTCGATCGCGCTCTTCGACGGCACACCTGACGCGTCGCTCGCCGATCACGGCCCTTGGCTGATCGACCACGCGCTCGCGCCGGGGCCGATCCGGCGCGTGCTCGCCGAGCTGGCAGCCGGGCCAATTGGCACGTCGTGGCTGATCAGCGCGTATTCGTTCGAGCGGCTGGCCGCCGAACTGCGCGAGCACCTCGACGTGCGGCTGCCGGATGGCCGCACCGCGCTGTTCCGGTTCTACGACGCGCGCGTCATGCTCGACATCGCGCGCGTGATGAGCGACGCACAGCGCACGCAATTCTTCGTTGCGACATACGACTGGCTTGTCGAGATCGACGGGCGGCTGACCGGAGTGCATCCGCATGCTTGAATTGACCGCAGAACAGGTCGCCAGACTGGCGGAGATCGACGAGCGCGGCTTCGTCGAACGCGTCCGGCAGGATCTCGTGAAGGAGAATCCTGCGTTTGCCGACGACGGCGGCTTGTCGTCGCGACTATGGAACGCGTATCGCGCCGCGCGCGCGTTCGGTATTCAGCGGGACGAAAACGTCGTCGCGTTTCTGAGGCTCGAAGCGTACGCGCCGAGCTTCTATGAGAAGCCCGCGACGAAGGCGTGGCTCACGCGTCCCGGCCGCTCGGCCGACGCGCGTTTTCATGATTATCTACGCGTCATCAAATGGCGCATCGAACATCCGGACGGAGGGCTGGAACATGGCGGGATTGGTGGTGCCAATCGTGGAAGCGGCGGCGGTGGAACTTGGTCCGATCTTGGCGCGCGTTGGCGTCGCCTTGTTGGGCGGGGCGACGGTGGCCGGAACGGCGAGTCTGTCGGGTGACACGCCGAAGGAGGACAGCAAGGCGACGCCGGACGTACGGGCATTGCCGCGCACCGGCGAGAAGTGCAAGCAATGTCCGCCGGAGCAGACTGGCCTCCCCGTGCGGAGGTATTACCGCATGAACCGCGAGCCTCGAGAATATCAAGGGCGCGTCACCGGCCGCCCGTATAGTATCGAAGAGGGATGGAGCGAAGAATGGAGTTGGCTCGGCTTGGACTATGATGGGTTTCAAGCGAGTGAATGTCTACTCCAAGAGGCAAAGGGCAACTTCGATCAGTTCTTCAGTCGCAAAACACGACGACCGATGAAGTGGTTTTCGGGGTTCCGAAAAATAGATCTACAGATCGAGGCTCGCGCCAATATCGTACGCGCCAACCCTCCAACGAAGCTCAGGTACTACTTCCAAACACCACTGACGGCGTCGTATTTCCGCGAGCGCCTCGCCCGCAACGGCATTGCCTACGTCGTGACAGGTTAAACATGAAATTCTTCTCTCGCTTCATCGATAAATCGCGCGATGCGTCCAACGTCGCTGAGTACTTTGACGATCTGGGGAAGCTCGCCGAGGTGATCCACGAACACGCTCCCAAGTTCGATCATTGGTACCTGACCGGTGAGACGAAAGAGGATGCATTGCTTTACAGCGCATTCGAACACTGGAAGCCGACGACGGCAGCGCTCGCGGTGGTGCGCACCGAGCGCGGCAGAAATGACTACGCCTCCATTTCGCTATGGGACGGCGGCAACGATGAAGAGGAATCCGCATCCCTGAGCTGCGTGATTACACCGAAGGACAATGCGAAGGAAATCGAAGCCGACTTCGTCAACGATCAGTTGTTCGCTATGGATTCGGCGCTTGCGATCGCCTCGACTCTGATTCAGCTCACGTCGCCATCGTATTTGACCGTTCAGCCGTATGGCTACTTCGAGAAACAGGTGTTCGACGACAAGCCCGGCGTCGGCTGGATGCTCTACTTGCCGAAGGTCATTACGCAACAGCAGGTTCCCGAGGCACGAGCGCTGATTCCCGTACCCGCCAAAGGCAAACAGACAGGCACGATCATCGTCAGCGTCACGGACGCCCCGTTCTCGGTCGACAACCCCGAGCACATCGCGATCGCGAATCGAATCGAGATCCGGCTCGTCGATCAAGACCTGCTCCCCGCCTACGCCGAAATCTGAGCAAGCCGGCGCGATCACCGCGCCTGCTGCATTCGTCAAAACAACCCGGCAGGATCGGCTGAATCGTCCCAGCTAAAAATAATCAGCTCGCGACGCTCGACGCCCTTCCCTCCGCCTACCGTATACTGAATCGGCACGCTCTCGATGTGGAAGCCGGCGAACACGCGCCGGATCTCCGGATGGTCGTTGAGGCTGACGATCGCGCGCCCCTTGATCGACCGCAGCCGCTCGGCCATCTTCTCGTACTCCGCGAACGGAAACGCAACGCCGTACCCTTCCGTCTCGAAGTACGGCGGATCGAGGTAAAACAGCGTGTGCGGCCGATCGTAACGATCGATGCAGGTCGCCCAATCGAGCCGCTCGATGTACGCATTCGCAAGGCGAATGTGCGCCGCCGATAGCTCCTCCTCGATGCGCAGCAAGTTCAGGCCGGGCGGCGTAGTCGTCGCCGTTCCGAACGTCTGCCCTTCCAGCTTGCCGCCAAAGCAACTTTTCTGAAGGTAGTAGAAGCGTGCCGCGCGCTGGATATCGGTGAGGGTTTCCGGGACCGTGTGCTTCAACCATTCGAACACCTGCCGGCTCGTCAGCGACCACTTGAACTGACGCACGAACTCTTCGAGATGGTGCTGAACGACGCGATAGAGGTTCACCAGCTCGCCGTTGATATCGTTGATCACCTCGACCTTGGCCGGCGGTCGCATGAAGTAAAGCGCGGCCCCGCCCGCGAACACCTCGACGTAGCAGTCGTGCTTCGGAAAGCGCGGGATGATGTGATCCGCGAGACGACGCTTGCCGCCAATCCAAGGGATGATGGGATTTGCCATTGTGAAAGCCGTTTTTAAACTTGGTGTAGAATCCGGCCCGCCTACGTAGGTAAGCAGGGCCTTGGCCGATTCACTGGCGTAGACAGTGGAAAGGCGACCGGCGCGCGTGTTACAGCACGCTCGCCGGCCGCCCTGTTTCTCGTTACTTCCGCTCGCAGCCCGGCGTCTCGGGCCGTACCGCGCACACGTAGCCCTGTAGGGCCGTCAGTTTGTCGATCTCGCGCTGATCGTCGCCGGCGACGCCGAAAACGCGTTCCGCAACCGCTGCGTCGACGTCTGCATAGGCGGCGGCACCATCGCCCACGCCGGCGGTGCCGGAAGCGCCGGGCACGCCGTCGCGATCGGCTGCCGTGCAGTGTCGGACGGCGACGCGCAGCCGCTCAGTGCCAGCGGCAAGAGCAGCCCGCAGGCTGCGACTCTCTGCTTCATGCTCGTTCCTCTCCTTCGTGGTTCGTTGGTCGACGGCGGCCACCGCCGACGCGGCTGCGTCATGCGCGGCGATCGCCCGCTGCTCGGCGTCGAGCGCGGCGTGCGAGATCGCGCCCAACGCTTCGGCGTGCCGTTGCGCGTCGAGCGCCCGCGCGGCCTGCTCGTCGGCGAGCCGATGCGCGCCGATCAGGTGCTCGACGCCCGCGCCGGCCGCCATGCCAAGCAGCGCGGCCAACAGATAGGGCGTTGCTTTCGTCATCACAGCCCCCGCTCGCAGATCGCGCGCTCTTCCGCGCGCCGCTTCACCAAACCGGGCAGCACGCGCCCCCGCGCCGTCACCCATTGCGGGCGACCGTCATCGGCCTCGTTAATCGCGCGGCACGCGCCGCGCAGGTCGCCCGCATTGAAGCGCTTCGCCGTCGTGCTGTCGCAATAGGCGTTCGTGCCGACGTTGTATGCAAAGCTAACGGCCGCCGCGAGCTGATACGGACGATCTTTCAGCCCCGGCGTGCAACGCAGCACGGGTTCGGCGTGCGCGATCAACTGCGTTTCGAGTGACGCGCGACACTCGGCCTCGCTGTACGCCTTCCCGACCACGACGTCGCGCGTGTCGCCCATGCACTTCGTCGGGATGCCGACCGGATCGAGATAGCCCACCAGCTTGACGCCCTCGAACTTCGGCACGACCACGGCCAGCACGCCTGCCGCGATCGCGCCGACGACGCCGGCGAGCGTCTTCTTCGGCACCCTAACCATGCCTGCCACCTCGACGCCCCTTGTTCTTGATCAGGTAGTAGCACTGAAGGCAGATGTAGCCGCCCGTCAGAATCGACACGAGCAGCGACGCCCACCAGTTCGCATCGTGTCCCGACGCCCACAGCCACAGCGACGACGCAACCGGCGGGGCGCTCTTCGCAGCGCTCGCCGCAATTTCGCTTTTCACAGTGATTGACTCCACAAAAAGAAAGAGCCGCTCCGGTTGCCCGTGAGCGGCTCTGCTGCATGTCCGACGTCCGCGTTACGGCTGCGGCGCCGGGACAACGAGATTGATCTTCTTTGCCTGTTTCTTGCCGTGTCCGGCCTTCGCCTTCCCCTTGTTGCCGGCGTTGAGCACGACTTCGGTCTCCCAACTGCGGCCGGCGTATTCGTGCGTCACCGACTCGACAAGGAAGTCGCCGTCCGCGTCGCGCTTGAAGCCCTTCAGCGTCACCGTCTTCTCCGCCGACACGTCGGCGCGGCCGAGCATCCGCAAGCGGCTCGTGGCCGTGTGCCGATTCAGTTTCGCGAGTCGCGCGGATGCCGCGGCTTTCGCCGCCTGCGGGCTCGCGAACGCGTGACGCTCGGTGTGCACGGCTGCCGCACCGGGCGGCGCATCCGGGTTCGGGATCACGAGATCGATCTTCTTGCCCGACTTCGCGTCATGCACCTTCGTGCGCACGGCCGCGAAGCTCGCACGATCCGGAAACAAGATCTCGTAGTCGATCAACTGATCGGGAGCGAGCGCGAGCGACGGCAGCACCTTGCCGCTCGCGCTCTTGCCGCCGCCGATCGGCGTGACGATCAGCTTGCCGGCCTTCACGGTCGCCGTCGCCCCGTACTGCCTCGCGATCCGCGTGACGAAGTGCAGGTCGCTTTCGCCGAACTGATCCGCGCGCGGCACGACAACGTCGATCGAGCACGCGGCCGCCCACTTGTTGCGACGCGCGATGTCGCCGACGACGTCGGCGAGCTTCGCGTTCGACCAACTGCCGTAACGGTGCGTCTTCGACGTCGCCCGCAGGTTCGCCGGCCGCCCTCGGATCACGATCGTCGCCGGCGGCCCACGTAATACGATCTCGTCGATCGCGTACTCGCCGAGCGCCGACAGCCCGTGCCCCGCCCAACCGAGCGAGATCTTCAGCGTCGCGCCCTTCGGCGGGAAGCGGATTACGCCGTCGCGGTCGTCGAGTTCGATCTCGCAATCGTCCGCCTCGAGGCCCGGTTTGTCGGTCGTCCGGATCCGCAGCACGCGATCCTGAATCGTGCGCGTGATGTCCGCGCCGTTCGCGATGATCTGGAATATCGCCTGCATCGCCCGCCCTCACGACCAAAGCTGAATCGGTTCATCGCGCGGCGCGTCGAGATCCGGCAACGTGATCAACACGCCCGAGCGGAACGGCTGCAGCTCGCGCGCGAGGCCCGGATTCGCTTCGTAGACGGCTTCGACGGTCCCGCTCAGCGTGCCGTACGCGGCATAGCAGAGCGTGTCGAGCACGTCGCCGTCAGATGTTCTTAAAGTCCTCGCCATAGCGGCCAAACTCCAGACTGAAGGTTTGCTTGCGCGGCGCTCCGTCCGACATGAGCGCCTCCTGTTCTTCCTCGATCGATTGCAGATACCACCGCCCGAACACGTCGCCCGTGCCGCCCGTGAGCTGCACCGGCTTCATCTTCCCGCCGATCGCGCGCAGCGTCTCCAACTGGCGCGCGCCCGCCCCGAGCGCCGGGAACACGACGCCGGACAGCACGATCGTTTCGCCGCCCTGGCTCACCGCCTGCAACGCTTCCGGCCGGTTCAGGCGCTCTTGCGACGCGACCTTGTAGCGCGTCGTGCGTCGCAGCTTGTCGAATGCGGCCGTCGACAGCCCAAAGTTGAAGCGTCGCCCTTCATCGGTCGTCAGCGTCAGCAGATGAGGGGTAGCCGACGAAGCGTCACCGCCCACTGCATCGAACACCGCGCCGAGCCCGGTCGCCTGCAACACCGATTTCACGGCCTTCGCCGTGTCGGTGCCGACCACGGCGGCGAACTGTGTCTCGACGCCCTTCAGCGCCGTCGTGACCGATTGCGCCGCCGCGTGGATCTGCGGATGGTTCGAGGCGTTCGCGATCCGCAGCACGCTGCCGACCGCGCCCGCCGTCGCCCGAAACCCGCGCGTCACCTCGCCGACCTTCGGGCTCAGATCGGTCGCGACCGACAGTGCGCTGCTCGCGCCGTTCAGCAGCTCGGCGGCCGACGTCAGATTGCCCGTCGCGAGCTTCGTCAACGTGTCGACGGTGTTTTGGCTCGCCGCGCGATTGCGCTCGTAGACGCGGCTCACGTGCCGCGCGCGCTCGGCCGCGATACTGGCCTGCGTCGCCGCCTGCGTGATGCTCTTCACGAAATCCATCGCCTCTCCTACAGGTGCGGCGCGTCGAACAGCGCCGACCGGTTGTTACTGGTCATCGATTGGGTCATCGCCCGTTGGATCTGCGGATTGATCCGCGCGAGCAGCCGGTCGGCCATCGCCTGATCGGATCCGCCCTCCAGCTTGATGTTGAAGACCGGCGCAAAGCTGTTTTGCTGCTCGACCTTGAACGCCCGACGCTCGGCGACGCCGGGCTCGACGAGCGCCTTCGCGTTCGCGACCGCGCGCGCGGCTTCCGGCGCGTCGCCGCGCTGCTGGAATGCCCAGCGCGTGAGCGCCCCGAGCAGCTTCTGGCCGGCGAAGGTGCCGATCGCCCCGCCCGCGACGCCGCCGATCGCAGCGCCAATCGGCCCGCCGAATGCGCCGATCGACGCGCCGAGCTTCGCGCCGACGACGCCGCCCGCGAGACTGCCGCCGATGCCCGCGAAGTTCTCGGCCTTCCGCGCGCGCGGATCGTCGCCGGCCGCGACCGCGTATGCGTCCTTCGCCGCGAGCCCGACCTTCAGCACCGTCCCGGCGAGCGCGATCTTTCCCGCGTACGGCAATACGCGGCCGGCAATGCCGCCCAGTGCCCGGCCGAGCCGGCCGAAGCGTCCGGCCCGGCCCGCCTTGCCGCTCGCCGCAACTGCCGCGCCCTCGATCAGATCGCCGACGGAGCCGCCGCCGATGCCGCCGCCCGGCAGGTTGACAACGAACACGCGCTGCACGCCGCTGGCCGCTGCCCCGAGCGCGTCGAGCGCCTGAGCGTCGCGCCCCGGCTTCGCCCCCTTGCCGCCCTTCCCGCTACGCTCACTGCCGCGCGTCATCCAGCCACCACGCGCGACATCGAGCACGCCGCGACCGATCGACCACGCCGCACGCGCGCCGCGATACGCGATCGCCGCGCCCGCGATGCCGATGACGGCCGCCGCCGCGCGCGGCGACGCATCGACGACGTCGCGCACCTTGCCCCCCGCTTTCTTCGCCTGCTCGCCCGCCAGATCCGTCACCGGCCGCAATGCGTCGCCGATGCTGCGCATCGCCTCGTCCCACTGATCGACGACCTCTTTCCAGATCTGCTTGGACGTCTCGCGGCGGTCCCGGAGATCCTTCTCGATCTCGCCGTTCGCCGACGCGGCGTTGCGCTTCAGGTTCGTGTAGAGGTCGGCGTTCTGCAAGTACGCCGTGAGCGCCGCCTTGACCTGCATGTCGTTGAACAGGTCGCCCGTCTTCATCGTCTCTTCGAACGCGCGGATCTGCTTCTGGCGCTTGGCCGGATCCAGTTCGGCATTGATCGACTTCGCCGCCTCGGCCAACTGCTTCGCCTTCGCCGGATCGACCCGCTCGATGTACGCGCGCGCGAGCACGAACGACGCTTCGAGCGTCGACCAGCCCTTGCCGACCGCCTCCTTCATCTTGGCTTCGTAATCGACGCCGGCTTTCTTGTAGTTGCGTTCCGTCTCGCCCGAGCCGATCTTCGAGAACCAGTTCTTCAGGTTGTTCGCGGCTTCATCGGGGTTGCCCGCCGTCTTCATCTGCACCTGAAGCATCGCGCCCAACTGCGTGACCGAGTCCTGCCCCGTGATGCCGATCTTCTTCATTTCGGCGAGCAGCACCGGGAACCAGCGGGCCATGTCGACCGACTCGAACGAACCTTCCTTGCCGAGATACGCGATCGCCTCCAGCGCCTTGAGCATCGCGGCCGGATCCTTGATGTCGGCGTTCTGCTCCAGCGCCTGAATCATCTTCGCCGTCTCGACGCTCGTCGCGCCTTGGCCGATCGAGAACTTCGCCACCGCAGGCGCGAAGCCAAGCGCCCGGTCAACGTCCATGCCGGCCGCCACCATCTGGTTGACGGCTTCGGCCAGCTCGTTGCGATTCATCCCGTTCGCCGTCGCATCGCGCCGGATCCGGTCGGACATCGCGCGCTCTTCGCCCGTGCGCGCAATGCCCGCCTTGATCGCGATGTCGCGGATGATCGCCTGATACTGCGCCGACACCATCGTCGGCACTGCGATCGCGGCGGTCAGCTTCATCGAGTCGCCGATCGCGCCACGCATCGCCTCCCGGCCGCCGCTCAGGCGCTCGTGCCCCATCGCGCGCAGTTCGAGCCCCCGCGCGGTGCGGCCGAGCCGCGCATACGCCCGATCGAGCCGGTCGACTTCGATGCCGGCGTCGCGCAGCGTCCGCAGATTCGAGTCGAGCTTGCGCCGGATCGTCTCGGCCGCGCTGTCGCCTGCACGGCTCAGTCTGCGGAACTCGTCCTGTAACTTGATCGTCTCGCCGATCTGGCGCTGCCACATGCCCTTTTCGGCGGCCGTCTTGCGCAGCCCGACGATCTTCGATTGCGTGTCGGAGATCGCCTTGCCGAACGTCGCGGATACCGCCCCGCCGATCACGATCCCCAACGCGATTTCGCGTGCCATATCCGCTCCCTGTCACATCAGTCCGTCAACCACCACACCAGATCCTCAAGCGTCAGATCGTCGACCGCTTGAGGACTGATCGCGCACTCACGCAGCAGGCGCTTCGCCATCGCCTTGACGGTCTTTTCGTGCAATCGGGCTAGGGGTTCGAAAGGAGTCGTACGCGCGTTGCATCGCCACGTAATCGGCCATGTCCATCTGCTCCAGCTCGTCGGGCGCGACGTCGGCAAGCATCGCGAACAGCGTGATTTCGCGCAGCTCGTCGTCGTCCTGTGCGCGCTTGCTCGCGCCGCGCACGTCGCGCACCTTCGGGCGGCGCATCGTCAGCGTGTCGCGCAGCACGCCGTCGAGCGTGATCGGGTATTCAAGCTTGATCGTGATCGTGTCCATCGTGTTTCCTCGAAATGTAAAAAGGGGCGCACGGTGCGCCCCTCAGGTTCAAAGTTGCTTTGCCGCGCGTCACATGCCGAGATCGCGGCGCACCTGCGCGAGTTGGTCGACGCCGTCGATCACGCGCACGAAGCCGAAGATGTCGATCTCGTGCATGACCGAGCCCGCGATCTCCAGCTTGTAGTAGTTCAGCGACGCGGCGTATTTGATTTCCGCCTTCTCGCCCGGCTTCCACGAGCCCGAGTCGACTTCGGTCAGCATGCCGCGCATGTGGACGGCAACGGCTTTCGAGCCGCCCTTGATGTCGCGAAACGACCCGCGAAACGCCGCGTTGAACGCGGTGCCGTCCGCGATGCCGAAGAACTTCAGCACGTCGCGCTCCAGCGACGACATCGCGAACGACGCTTCGAGCGCCTCCATGCCTTGGTCGGTCTTCACCGCCGCATCCATGCCGCCCGCGCGGTAGTCGTCCGTCTTGATCTTCAGCTTCGGCGGCGTCACCTCGGTCGTGCGTGCTGCAAAGCCGCGACCGTCGACGTACATCGCCAGATTGAAAAGCGTTTCCGGAACCAAGGTTCACCTCCTACGATTGAGTGTCGAGCACTTCCGTGAGCCACTGATTCGTGACCTCGAAGCGGAAGATCGGGTTTTCGGCGGGCGGAACGTCAGTGAACCGGATGTTCCAGTACACCTTGCCCTGTTCGAGCTGGCTCGCGCTGTTCAGGCGCGGATCCGCGTAGACCTCGAAATTGATGATCGCGCCCTGTGCGCGCAGGTCGCGCATGAACGCCTGCAGCCCTTCCGTGACGTCCTTCACGTAGGTCGCCGTGATGCCGCGGTCGACCGCCCACTTGTGGCCGGCCTGCACCGCGTCCATGACGATGTCGAGCGTGCGCACGCGCGTGACGAACGACCATTTCGGATCGGCCGACAGTGTGCGGTTGCCCCACAGCCTGAAACCACCGTCGCGAATGATCGTCGTGACGAACGCGTTGTTCAGCAGGTTCGCGCGGCACGTCTCGTCGCCGTCGAGGAACTCGATCGGCCGGCTCGTGCCCGTGATCCCGACGATTTCCTTGTTCGACGGCGACGCCCAGAAGCCGATCGCGGCGTCCGTCTGGCAGAACATGCCGGCCGCGTACGCGGACGCCGGCGCATCGGCGTCGACGTTCGCGCCCGTGTCCCAGTAGCGCACGCCCGGATCGACCAGATACAGCCGTTTGCTGCCGAAGTTCTTTGCGTAGGCGATCGCGGCCTCGTCGTCAGTGTTCGGCCCGTCGACGATCGCGACCGCGCGCAACTTGTTCGCGAGCGCGTCGGCCGCCGTCGCCACCGCCTGCTTCGACGTATGGCCCGGCGCGATCAACAGGCGCGGTTGCAGGTTGAACAGCGATTTCCCATCGAGCAGCGCTTGCAGGCCAGTCCGTCTGCCGGCCGCCGAAACGCCGCCGATCACGTCGGTCGCGAGCTGCGCGGCGTCGCCCTTCTTCTCGACGCCGACCGCGACGATCGCCGCCTTGCTCTGCGCGAAGATCGCGCGCGCGGCTCGCGCGACGGCGCTGTGCTCGCCGAACGCCTGCGCCGCGTCGTGTTCGCTCGTGAGCCGCACCGGAACGTCCGGTTGCACGAGATCCGCGCCCGGCGCGTACGTATCGACGAGGCCGACCACCGACGACGACGGCACGGCGATCGTGCGCGGGCCGACGTCGACGATCGTCGTCGTGACGCCGTGATAAAACGAGGTAGCACCCATTCAGGTCTCCAGAAAAGAAAAAAGCCGCTTGGGCAAGCGACTTCGATTGCGAGTGAGTAGCGATGCCTATCGTCGCGTCGACGCGTTACGCTCGCCGGCAATCTCGGGTTGCTCGGGCCACGTCGGCTCGTGCCGGGTCAGGTCGATCCCCTTAACCGCACGCGTGTACGCGATCCATGCACGGGCCTGCTGCGCCTCACTGTCGGTTGCGTCTCCCAGCATGATCGCGGTCTGTAACGGCGTCAGGGCGACGCTCGCGCGCTCCAGCAGCCGATCACGCATCGCCGTATTGCTCACGATGATCTGTTCGATGGTCGGCGGCGGCGGATCCAGCAGCACCGGCACGCCGCTATCGTCCAGCGCCATGCGCTTGCCCCGCGACTCGCCGTCGAGCAGCATCTTCCATTGCTCGTCCGTGATCTCGGTGCACGTCACGCCCGCCGGCGCGGGGCTGTCCACGCTGTCGTAAAACGCCGTGATGAAATTCTTCGAATCATGTGCCGCGAATTTCTGAGCCACTGTCCCACTCCTGAGTCAAAATCCAATCGCGAAATAATTGCCGCCTACGCCGCCCGACATGCCAGCGTTGTTCTGGCAACTCAAGGTCGCGCCGGTCCTGAATGCGGCGTAGGTCTGCACCGTGAAATTGCCGATCGAGCCGCCGCCGATCGTGGGCGACAGCCCCAGACACGCATTCGGGAAGGCAATCGGGAACGTCACTGTGGCGTTGGGATTACCCGTGCCTGACGACATGAAGCTGCCCCACTGCAAAATCAGCCCGTTCGGGAATTTCGAGAATCCCGGTATCGCCAGCGTCGCGGCGAACAGGTTGTCCCCCTTGAGGGCAGACGAACCCATGAGAATCTGCCACACGCCCCCGTTTCGGACGACCAGCGCGGGGGCCGGCGACGTCGGGGTCGGCCCCGTGACATACGACGCTCCCACCGCGCTGCCGCTCGCGTTGTAAATCACGTCGCTGCCTTGCGTCACGATCGTGCCCGCCGCAGCAATAAAGAACGCCGCGCCCTCGGGAACGGTCGAGACCAACGGAAGCGTGACGGTCGGCGACTTGGTGCTATAGACGACCATCCCCGCCTGTCCGGCTTTCAGCGTGATCGCGCCTTCCGCATCGACCGCTCCCGAGAAACTGCCGAGCGCACGCTGCACGAATGCGGTCGTCGCGAGGCGGGCCGAGTTGTCGAACTGCGACGCGGTCGACCAGTTCGGACCGGCCATGACCGACGAGAACGGCAACTGCGCGCTACCGCCGGCTGCGATCCACTGTCCTGGCGGGACAGCGACGAGGAGCAAACTATCCCCGAGCGTCAACGTCGCGCTCGGATTCCCTCCGTTCAGGAGAATCGAATCGTTGCCGTCGCGAACGATCGTCAAAGGGGCGTCGCTGCTGTTGTTGAACAGGAACGTGCCCCCAAGCGGCATGGTCGACACGGCCGGCAAGGCGAACGTCGCCGCAGCGCCTCCCCAGAAATTGATGCAGCTTCCCGCTTGCGATGCCGTGAGCTTCTGCGACGAAATGTATGACGCGAAATTCACATTCCCGAGCGCGCGCCTGACGAACTCGGTGGTCGCCATTCTCGTACTGCTGTCGAGCGGAGCTGGCGTGGTCCCTTTCGGTGCGCCAGTGAACGTCGGGGAATCCAGCGGCGCCTTCTGAGACAATGCGTTCGTCATCGTCGTCGCGAAGTTCGGATCATTCCCGAGCGCTTTCGCAAGCTCGTTCAACGTGTCGAGCGTCGACGGAGACTGGCCGACCAGATCCGCCAACCGCTGCGAAAGATCGGTTTTCGTCGCGTATTGAGGATGCGGATCGACGGCGGACGCATGCGACTCCTGCTGTTGCTTGAGGTACTTCGTGCGATTGGCCAGTTGCTTCGCTTGCAGGTTGTCGATCCCATCCGGGCCACCTATCACCGGATCCGACGTCTCCAATTGATATACGCCGTCTTCCCATTGGGCTTGTTCTTTCAGGTTTGCCATGCTGCTACCACTCCCCGAGAATATTGGCCGTTGCGGACGGCCGTGCCGTTATGGCGGATCGCAATCGCCGAATAGTCGAGCTTCACCAGTTGACTGCGCGCGGGCGCGTAGCGCTCGATCGCGCGCATCAGCGCCTGCCCTTGACCGCGCGTGATCGGCTGCTTCAGCGTCACGATGTACTCGGCCCACGCGCTTGCGCGGCCATGAACGTAGTTGCCGTCCCGCCGCGCTGTGCCGTCGCGACGCTTCGCGATCCGTCCTTCCTGAATCTCGATTTCGCCGAAGCCGAGCCGCCGAACGATTTCGCGGACGGCCCACGGCGTGCCCTTCCTGCGATGCAACGCCAACGAGCCTTTGATCAGCGCACGCCGCGCGTCGTCCGACTCGGCCAACTCCCACCCGTCGACGGCGACCGACCATGCGAGCCACGGCAGGAATGCGGCCGGACATCGATCGACGTCCATCAGCGTGCGCAGGATCTCCGGATCGACGCTCGGCCGCAGCACGCGAGCGAGCGCGGCTTCGAGCGGCGTCTGATTCGACGGCAATAGACGTTCACTCATCGAGCACCTTCAGATTCAGGACGACGGACGTGCAATCGGCGAACTCCTGCCCGTTGCACGTGACGTCACCCAGCGGAGCTTTCAGATCGACGCGCGCGACGCTGCTGCCGCGCGGATGAAGCGCGCCCGCGATCGCCGATCGCGCCATCCCGAGCTTGAGCCGGCGTGCCGCGTCGATCGCGGCGTCGAGATCGCGCCGTCGCTCGGCCAGCACGACGGCGGGGTCCGGGCCGCGTCCCACGTAGACGTCCGCCTCGATCACGTATGCAACCGGCCGGGCCGGCACGACAAGCACCGTGTCGGTCAACGGCCGCACGTCTTCGGCGGACAACGCCGCGCGCACCTTCGCGAGCAGCGCGTCATTCGCGATACCCCCATTCGACTGCGACATGATCGTCACGCGAACCGTGCCCGGCTCCGGACGATCGACTTGCACGTCGAGCACCTCGGGCGACACGTCGAGCGCGTGCTTGCGATAGGCGTCGATCGGCCCCGCGTCGGTCGACGTCTCGATCGCCAGTTGCGTGCGCAATCGGAATCGCTCGTCTCGCTCGTAGATCGGCGAGCGCGGCGGCGTCGCATCCGGATCGCCGGGATCGACGAGCGCCTTCTCGACGCCCATCAGTGCGGCAACGTGTTCGAGATCCGCGCCGGTCGCGTACGCGAGCATGGTCGCCCGCGCGGCATCGTTGAGGCGTGCGCGCGATCGGATCTCGTCGTATGCGGCCAGCTCGATCAGCTTGACGACCGGATCGGATTCGAGCGCGGCGCTCCAGTCCGGATAGATGCGCTTGAAGTACGCGAGCTTCATCTGATACGCCGCTTCGAAGTCAAGCGTCTCGACCAGATCGGGCGGATCGAGCAGCGACAGATCGATCATCGTCATACCGTCACCTCGAAGATCTCCGCCTTGCCGTCGACATGGCCACGAATCTCGAACGTCACGCGCCCGTCGACGACCGCAAGCGCGGCGACACGATCGAGCTTGATACGCGGCTCCCATCGCCCGATCGCGCGCGCGGCTTCCGCCTGCGCCGACGAGATCCAGCCGCGCGTGATCGGCAGGTCGACCATCGCCGGGATGTCCGAGCCGTACTCGGGCCGCTCGCGGCGCGTGCCCCGGCGCGTGCCGAGGATGTCGCCGATGCTTTGCTTCAGGTGCGCGAGACCGCGCAGCGGTGCGCCGGTCCATCGATCCATGCCGACCATCTCATCGATGTCGCTCATGCGTGGCCCTCAAGCCGTTTGAAGTCCGGATGCGCGTCGAGATACTCGATATGCGACGCGACGCTCGCGAGCACCTCGCCCTTGATGACGCGCAGCACCGAACCGTCCGGGAACACGACGACGCGTGTCCGAAAGCGCGTATCGACGAACGTGGCGCGCGGCTGGACGAGCGGCGCACTCGTGTGCGATGGTTCTTTTGCCATGTGCTGACTCCAAAAATGCGAAACCCCGCGATTGCGGGGCAAAGTGACTTGGAATACCGACCGGCTACAGCGGCGGCGACACGGGCGCTCCGTCGCCCTGCTCCCTGTGGCTGTGGCCGAGGAACGACTTGCCGCCGATCTCGACATCGCCCGTGTAGCGAGCACCGCCGTCGACTTCCACCGCCGGCCCGCCGTCCGCGCCTGCCCGGCCCTGCATGCCGCCGTTGAACGTCAGGCGCTGCCCGGTCGTCGTGTTGCCCGTGAACGTCGAATCCGGAACGTCGCCGAGTAGTTTCTCGGTGCGCAACGTCACGCCGTCCGCGCGTAGCTCCAGTTCCGTCTCGCCGATGCGGAAAACGATCCGCCCGCCTGCGGGCACATCGACCCGGTACTCGTGCGACGCGTGGTCGTAGACCTGCGACGCCCCATCCGGAAAATCAAACGCCGTTTCGTTCGGGCTGCGCCGTGCTGCCCCGCCGTGCTGCTCGGCGTAGTAGCCCGGCACCGCGTACGCGCTCGACAGCTCGCCCGACGCGGACAGGACGGATGCCTGCTCGCCTTCGGACGGCGGCCGCCAGAAGCGCACCGCGCCCGCCGCGACCGTGAACCACGGCAACCAGTCACTGACCCAATCGCCGACCCGCACGCGGCATCGCGGCGGGTCGTACGACACCGCGTCGACCGTGCCTTGCTGCACGAGACACGCGAGCCGCCGGTCGATCTCGCCGATTTCATACTCGAGCATCGTCACTCCGGATAGTCGGCCGGCGCGTCCTGCGCCGGATCCCAATAGCTGCTTTCGTTGCCCGGCCCCGTCGACGGATCGACGCCCCATACGAGCGTGCTGCCGTCCGGGATCGCTTCCGGCTCGCCGCCGATGCCGAATTCGTGCGTCCATTCGACAAGCCACACGAGGTACGTGTCGAGCTGCGGGCGGAACGGGTCTTCGCCAACCTGAACCACCCTGCCGGGCGCGATCGGCAGGCCCCACGTCTGCATGTGAACCGCGAGCGCGAGACGCGCGGCGATTTCGCGCACGTGCAGCTCGTGTTCCGCGCCGTATGGATCGACGATGATGCGCGCCTGCATGCGCGCGATCAGCGAAATGCAGCCGGTCCCGTCGTCGTGTCCGGGTTCCATTTCGGACAGCTCGACGGCGATCAGCGGCGTCCGGATCTGCGCACCGATCTTCGGATACGCTTCGATCCGCTCGAAGGTCGGCAGCGCTTCTCGCAGGCCCTTCACGATCGCGTCGTGCAGCAATTTGAGGTTATCGAGCACGTCCCATTACCTTTTGTAGTTCGTAGTTCACTTCCTGCCTCAGGATCGTCAAGAGCCGTTCCTCGCAAGCCTTCGCCGCGCGGCGAAACGCCGGCTCGCCCGTCTCGTGCCAATTGACCGTCACGACGCGGTACGGCAGCCGTGCCCTCCCGACGCGCTCGAAGATCGGCCCGTCCGGTTGCCGTTTCGACTGCCGCCATGCGCCCTCGAACGACGTGCGGCCGGCGCGCATGCCTTTGCGCGTCTTCGCCACCGAGCCGAGGCGGTGCGCCTCGATCGGGTTCAGGCCGAGCCACACCTTGCCGGTATCGGCCGACCGCAGGAAGAAATACAGCCGGCGGCGGATCGTCTTCTGCGGAATGCGCGTCGCCGCGCTGACTTCCTTCGCCGTCTGGCTCTTGATCCATGCGGCCGTCTTGCGCAGCGTGCGCCGCCATGCGGCCTGCATCGCGGACGGCGACAGGCCCTGCAAGACGGCCGTGACCGCGCCGACGTCGATTTCGACTTTCAGTCGGTTCATGTCATTGCAGTGTCAGGATCGTCCAGCCCGTGCCGTCCGGCTGCGCCTCGATGACGCGATAGCGCCCGCTGCGCGCAGTCACGACGCTGCCCGGCTGGATGCCGGCGGCGTCCGCGTCGATCACGTGCAACATCGGCGCGACGAGGTTCGTGCGTTGCGAGCCGAGATCGGGACCGAGCCACGGCGCGTTGAACATGCCGCGCACGGGCCGGCCGTCGACGAATACATCGTCGTCGCCCAGATCCCGCAGCACGGCCGCGTCGACGTCCATCATCAGATCGTGGAACGCCATGCGTCACGCCTTCAGACGAATGCACGCGCGCGGGCGCGTACACAGATGGATCGGGTTCGACTGCGCCTCGATCTCGACGCCCTTGTTGAACGGCATGACTTCCTGCCGTGCGTAGTACGGCAGCCCGATCGTGTTCACCGCATCGACGTAATCGCCGGGCGCGAAGCGCGAGATGAACAGATCCGGCACGCCTTCGGGCACCGCATACGCCTCGTCGTCGCCGACGAATGGGATGCCGCCGATCTTGCCCCGGTAACGCTCGAACACGATGCCGTCGATTTCGATCGCGCCGCGCGGATCGCCGCGCAGAGCCGCCGCCGCCGCCGTGTTGAGGAACGTCTCTTTCACGGTCGGCAGCGTCAGCAGCTTGCGCCAAAAGTTACGCCCGCAGAACGCACGCACGCTCGAAAGCGGCACGTTGCCGAGCGCATCCTCGATCGCTTCGAGCGTGTCCTCGTTCTTGATCCGGATCTCGGTCTTCGCATTCGACAGTTCGTATTCGATCACCTGCTGCTCGATGCCGAAGCGGTCGAGCAGGTTCGCGACGACGTGCTTGCCGTCCGCGTCGAGGATCACGCCGCGCACCGCGCCGAGGCGGTGATACTCGTGCGTCGCTTCGAGTTGGCGGCGCATCTTCGCGAGCCGCTTGTCGACGTAGCGCTGCACCGTCTCCAGCTCCGAATCGTCGCCGAACGCGCGCAGGTTCTGGATCTCGTCCGCCTTGATGACCGCGCGCTGCGGCAGGTGGACCGTGTTGAACGGAATCAGGCTCGGCTTGCTGCCCAGCACGTTCGGCGCGGGCTGGCCGCGCACGCCGGACTGCACGAGCGCGAGCGTGTCGCCGTCGCGCTCGATCTGCACCGTCGTCGTCGTGATGCCTTCCTCGTCGAACAGGCCCGCCTCGCCGAGCCGGCCCGGCACGTGCGGCTGCTCGTTGATGGCGGCGGTCATGGACGACAGCGAAAATGCGTCGTCGTTGAAGATAGCGATGTCTGCCATATGCACTCCAGAATAGAAAAAAGCCGCGCGTCGGCGCGGCTTCGAAATCAGGGAATTCGCTGCGATCAGCGGATGACGATGTGGTACGAGGCCAGATCGTCGCGCGCGGGCGCGTCGAGCCCCGCGAGCAGGCGTGCGTCGACTTCGGCGAGCCGCTTGATCGCAACCGCCGGGCGCGGCTTGTCGGACGCCGGCAACGGCGCGTAGAGGATGCCGACGGCGACCTCCGCGCCGGTCGTCGCGGCGTTGTCGTACGGCGCGTATTCGCCGGATCCGATCACGCCGAGCACGCACCCCGCCGGCAACGCCGGGCCGGCCGCAACGAGAATCGCATCGCGCGAGATCTGGCCCGGCCCCTCCGAAATCAGGAATTCGGCGGGCAACGCGCCCATGGTTTGGATGTTGGACATTCAGCGCTCCTTTCAGCGATGAAAAGTTACTTGGCCACGCGGCGAGCCGCGTAGATGTCGGACGTGCGCAACGTGCGGCCGCGTGCCTGCGGTTGCGTCTGCTGCTGCGCCGGATCGGGCCGGCTGTTGATACGGGCGCTCGATGCCGTGAGGCGCTCGAACAACCGCGCGCGCACCTGATCCGGCGTCAGGCCGTCCGCGACGTACTGCGCGGTCAGATCCGTCTGGTTCGCCGCGAGGCAGATCCCGGCGATGTCGGTCGCGTTGCGGATCGCGCGATCAACCGTCTCGCGATCGCGCAGACCGGTCGCCGCGATCACGCCTTCGGCGCATGCGACGAGATTCGCGTCACGCAGTGCGTTGAACACGTGCGAGGCGAGCGCCGCGACGTCTGGCGGTTGCGGCGTTGGATCGGTCGGCGGGTTCTCGGGCGGAACGATCGGTTCCGCGTCCGGCTCGCCGGCGGCATCGAGCAGCGCCACAACCTGCTCGGGCACGGCCGAGAAACGCGCGAGAAGCGGCGCAGCACCGGCCGATGCCGCCAGCTTGACCGGGGCCTCGATCACGTCGCAGAAACCCTTTTCCTTCGCCTGCGCGGCCGTCAGCCACGTCTCCGCGTCCATCATCGCCCGCACGTCATCCTCGGACAGACCGCTGCGCTGCGCGTATGCCGCCAGAATGCCGGCGCTCGCGTTGTCGAGCAGCTCGGCGACCCGGCGCAGATCCTTCGATTCGCCGGCCGCGACCGTGTGCGGATGGTGGATCATCAGCAACGCGTTCTCGGGCATCTCGATCTCGTCGCACGCCATCAGCACCAGCGACGCGGCGGACGCCGCGATGCCGTCGACGCGCCCCTTCACCTTGCCGGCATACCGCCGCAGCGCGTTATAGATCGCGAACGCGTCGAACACGTCGCCGCCCATCGAATTGATTGCGACCGTGATCGACGATGCGTCGGTCGCGACGGCGTCGAGCTGCGACACGAAGTTCTGCGCGTCGGTGCCCCAAAACCCGATGTCGCTATAGATCCGGATCTCGGCGACCTTGCCGCCGCCCGCCTGCGCCTGCGCGCGGATATCCCACCACTTGCGGTTTCGTTTCATTCCCCATCCTCCTTCAAAACACTGCCGTTGCCGTCATCCATCGCGAGCTGCGTGTCGTATCGCAGGCCGAGCCGCTGCTCGCGCGCGAGATCCGCCGCGTTTTCCGCGTCGACCTGCTCCGGGTCATCGCCGCGCGCGAGCACCGCACCCGCACGGCTCGCAAGGCCCGCGCGGATCTCCATGCGCTTCGCGGTGACGTCCTGCACCGGATGGATGTACGGCCAGCCCTGCGGCACCCATCGCACGCGCAGATAGTCGCGACGCCGGCGGAAGTAATCGGGCATCGGCATCGCGCCCGACAGCGCGCACGCGTCGACCCACCAGCGCCACACCTTGCGGCAGAACTGGTGGATGAACACGTTCCATTGAAGCTGTTCGATCGTGCGGCGAAACTCGTTGAGGATCACGCGCAGCACACGGTCGCTGACGTCACGCAGATCGCCCGTGAGCACCTCGTAAGGCATGCCGACCGATGCGGCCGCCGCCATCAGTTGCTGCCGCATGAACGACGCATAATCGTTGCCCGCGCCCGGCGGCTCCGAGAACTTCACTTCCTCGCCGGGCGCAAGCTCCTGCATGCCGCCCGGTTCGAGCGACACGACCGGAGAGAAGCCGTCGACGTCGTATTGCAGCGACGCACCGGAAATGGGATCGCCAAGCGGGCCGAGTTCGGCATTCGGCTTCACGATGAAACCAGTAAACAGGTTGCTGACCTCTTGCCGGAACAACACCGCATCATCGAAGTTGTCGAGCGAATGCAGCCGCAACAGCACCGTCGACAATTCGGGCACGCCGCGCACCTGCCCCGGCCGCAGCGCGAGGAACACATGCGCGATCTCGTCGGCCGGCACGCGCACCGTCCGCGTGCTGTCGCCGGCCTGCCGCCCGTACTCGCCGGGATGCCGAGTCAACAGGTGATAGGCGACGCGCCGGCCGTCGTCGTCAAACTCGACGCCGTTGACGATCTCACCGTGCGGCAGGCGCTCGTTCTTCGTGACGGGCAGATGGTCCCCTTCGAGCAACTCCACCTGCATCGGCACGGCCAACCCGTCGCGCGGACTGCGCAACCGGCGTCGCACCAATACCTCGCCGTCGCTGAAGAACGTACGTGCGGCCAGCGTTTGCAAGCCCGCCATATCGCACGCCGCATTCACGTCGATTTCCTCGCCGCTGTCGTCCCAAAGCTGCTTTTGCGCTTTCCGGATCACGTCGTCGGGATGCTGCGGATGCGCCTTGATGCCTGTACCGATCGTGTTCGACACGAGCCGAATGATCGCGGCCTTCGCCCATGTGTTGTTTCGAATCGCATCGCGCGCCCGATGCCGCATGAGCGGCAGATTCTGAACGGCCGCGGCGTTCGGCCCCGCGCCTGACGCTTTCCACGAACGCGCGCGAGCACCGCCCGAGCCTGCCGATTCGTAAGCCGCTGCCTTCAGGCGCGTCGGCACCACGAACCCGCGTTGGGCGAGCATCGGATAGGCGCGACTCATCGAACCCCCTTGCCGGCATGCCGAAGTCGAACGATGCGCGAGCGCCCGCTCGCGCCATCGAGCGCGCGAATGATCTCGGTTTGCGCCTCGCGCAGCTCGAAGATCGAGCGATACTTCACGCGGCGATCCGCATACTGCACTTCGAGCTCGCCCTTCGCGATCGCGGACTGGATGCGATCGAGATCCTGCCTTGTGTAAGCCATCGGCTCTCTCCTAGCGGCGACGCGTCAGATAGCCGGAACGGCCGACGCGACGCCCCTGAATGCGCGAAACCCCGCTCGGCGGCGGGGTTTCGATGGGTTGTGCGGGTTGCTGCGGTGGCGGTGCGGTGTCCGTACCGTGATCGTCCGGCGGATCCGGCAGCGCCTCGACCGGCAGCGCCGACGGCAACGCGTCGAGCACCGGCACCGCCTCGAACAGCGACACCTGCGACAGGCGCTGCTGCTCGACCTGCCAGTGCGCCTCCGTCATCAGGTGCGTCTTGACGCTGCGCGCCGCGTGCAGCGCATACGCCTCGCAGTCGAGCGCCTCGTTTCGCGCACCGGCCTTCTTCTGCCAGACGCGCTTGGTGCCGAGGCGGGCGGGCACTTTGACCTCGGCCGTCAGCTGCGACAGATAATCGGACCGAACATCGCGATACCAATGCATGCGCCCCGGTCCGTCGCCGTCCAGCTTGAGCCGGTTGTCGAGAATCAGGTCCTTCGCCTTGCTGACGCCGACCATGAACGGCCGCAGCCCATACTTCGCGGCCTTGCTGTTGTTCCGCGTCGAGTCCACGGACGCGCGCGGCGTGCTGAAGATTTCGGCGTTGGCGTCCGTGCTGCCCTTGATCGCCATCACGTTCAGGCCCTGCCGCTGCGCCGCGCGCACGTACTTGTAGACCGCATCGGACGTCGAGCCGTCCGACGAGTCGATCGACATCGCCCGGACCCGCAGCAGCCCGCCCGACTCGTGGCGGTAGGCATGCGTGAGCAGCGTCGTAAGCGCGCCCCATACGCCGCCCGTCAACGGGTCTTCGCGTTGATCGAGCACGTTGCCGAAGATCTCGTCCCACACGACCAGCCAGCTTTCCTCGCCCCGTCCCCACGCGCGCAGCACGATCGCGAGGCGATCATGCTGCACGTCGACGCCGAGCGTCAGGAGCAAGCCGCCCGCCGGCACCACGAACGCCGGATACGGCAAGGCGCGCTCGGCGAGCGCGTCGATCTCGGGCAGATCGGTTTTGTACTTGTACGGCCGGCCCTTCGAGTTGTTCACGAACGAGCGCATTTTCGTGTCGTCGCCCGCGCGAAGGGCTTTTTCCGCCGTCAGCCACTTCTTCACCAGCTCGGCCATGCGTGAGCCGGGGAACGGCGATACCAGCTCGTTGAGCCGGAATCCGGCCACGCCGTGAAACGGGGCCGTCGCAACCCACCGCCCCCGGCGCACCGCGCGAATCCGCATCGAGTCGTCCCACAACGAGCCGCAGTGCGGGCACGTGTACCGCGCCGACTCGGGGCGGGCGCGACCGTACACCTCGTGCGCGATCTCCGCGTCGTCGGTCCACGTGACGTTTTCCCATACCAGCTCGTGTTCCTCGCCGCAGTCCGGGCACGGCACCAGATAGACGCGCTGATCCGATGCCTCGTAGGCCTGCTGGATGCGCGAGAAGCCGTCGACGGTGGGCGTGCCGCCGAAAATCACTTTGCGGCGGCTGTCCGAGTAGCTCTTGTTACGCTCTTCGAGCAGCGTGATCGAATCGCCCTGTTCGCGCACGTTCTGGTTCGCATCGTCCGGCTCCTCGACCGCGACGACGGGCGCGGGCGTCGACTTCACATCGTCCGGCGCGTTCGACGTGATGAACTTGAGGAACCCGCGCGAGAACGTCTTGTGGTCCCACAGGTTGTTCTTGTCGCGGCTCGCATGCACGGGCAGCTTCGCCGACAGGCGCGGCGTCACCTCGACCATCGGCTCGAACTTCTCCATGTTGAACTTCTTCGCCGACTTCTCCTTCGCGAACATGACGATCATCGGGCACGGGTCGACGTCAATCCGCCGGCCGATGTAGTTCAACAGCACCCCATCCGTCCACGCGACCTGCGCCGACTTCATGCACACGACTTTCTGCACGGTCGGATCGTCGAGCGCCGCATGCATGCCGAACACCCACGGCGTGATGTTCGGGTTATAGCGGCCTGGGCTCGCCGTCGCCTTCGCGCTCATCCGGCGATGCTTGCGCGCCCAGTCCGTCGTCCCGATCTTCTCCGGCGGACGCAGCAGTTGCGCGATCCGCCGGATCACCGCCCGAACCGTCTGACTCGTATCCAGAAAGCTGTTCAAGACACCCATACATATGCTCGTTCAACCATTCGAGGTCAATTTCAACGTCATACAGCGCGCGCAGTTCCTGCACCAGCTTGTCGGATAGCGCGAGCAATTCCGTCTGAAAGGCACCGACCATCTGGCCATATGCCTGCTCAAGCTGCGCTGCGTTGACCAACTGCCCTTTCTTCTCGGCCAGCGTCAGCAATTTGATTTCGCGATCGACACGTTCGGTCATCGCGCGTTCGGCCACGAGGTCGATGCCGGTTTCGCTCGCGCGGCCGGCAGCCATTTCGCGCAGGTGCCGGACGTAGGCAATCCGGATCTGGTCGATCGTGGCCGAGCGATAGTCGAGCCCGACCTTGTCGACGAACCGCGAAACGGCCGACTGATCGAGATCGAGATGCTCGGCGATTTGTTGTTGGGTTGGCATGAATATGACCCCCCTAGGTCATTCAACAGTAGAGAAAAAGCGCGGGTGCGCACCCCCGCGTGCGCCCGCACCATAGGGTCCCCTGCCTAACTTCTAGGCAGCGTCGACCCCGACCGCGAGCACCGCGACCGCGCGATCGCCCGCTCGGTCCATCGCCCACACGATGCGGTCCATCGCATCGTCGAATACGAAACCGCGCGCGGTCACGCGCCCCGTGCTTCGATCCTCATCCCACGCGGACCAGACTTCACCCGGCCCGCCATTGGCCGACTCGCTTCGCATTTCAGCGCCCCAATGCAAAAAGCCCCGAGGGCTTTCGCACTCAGGGCTTTGGAATTCATTTCGTAGGGACGAACGCCCCCACACGACCTAACGGGCTCCTCGTATCGTTGTTTTGTCCCGAGAGGTTTGCACGACTAACGCGCGGTGCCAGCGAATATCCAGTGACGCGGTAAAGGATGTGCGAAGTTTACGCGATCCGCTCTTGGAATGGAAGACGTTTCATTCTCGCAATTGGCAGCGCAGCGTGTCATTCACAGAGCCATTGATCGCATCGAGCAGCGCAAGCATGTCGTGAAAGCGCCACGACCAATTGCGCCGATACTCCTTGAGCGTCACACCAAGGGCCTGCGCTCGCGCCGCTTCTTCGATCGGCCGCTTACCGGCCCCGCCACAATCAGGGCAAATCTGCCGCCCGTGAATAGTTGCGGGCGCAGCGATCTGCACGCGCCCCACACCGCTGCAAACGTCACATCCTTCGTACTCCCTAAATACCAGCGGTCCATTGCGGCCGTGAAAGAACGGAATCCGCTCCTCCGCGACACATACCTTCCCGTGCCCTGCACAGACGAGGCACCGTATCGTCGCCTTCGGTTGTTCGGTTGAGCGCCGAACAACGCCACGGCCCTCGCACGTCCCACATTGGTCGTTGACCCACTCGTCGAGCAGCCGCAGCGCGAATCGTTCGATCACATCCACTTGCGCACGCTCGACCGCATGACCGGCGCGTTGTTCGCGGCGCTCATCGCGCTTCAACCCGGAAAACTTTCCGCGCTTGAATCGCCCCGACGTTCGCATCATCTGCGCCAACAGCAGCATCGCGCGTCGAATCATTTCGGGCTTCGCCTGCTGCGCGACCTTGATCCGAACCAGCAACCGACCGAGATCGTTCGCAAAGGCGAGCGCGCCCAAAGTAACTTTCGGATCGGCAATCGGGTCGGTGAACTGACCACGCACGCTCATCGCGACGCCCGCCCGCTCCATCAGATCCATCATCGCTTTCTCCTTAACGTCCTAACGTCCCAATGTCCCAAGGGAAAAGGCTTGCAGGGGCGCGCGCGCCCGCGACATGCGCCGCTCACGTCGCGCATGTCGCGCGCCCGCACCCGCACACGAAGCCGTGCTTTGGGACGCTGGGACACGGGACGTCCACGGCGCGCCAAAGCGGGCAACGCGGCGCGCCGCGAACAGCATCGCGGCGCGCCGAACGCGATCAAAGCGGGCTGTCGTCATCGCCTGCCGCGACCGCTTCGAGCGCCGCTTCCGGCTCCTGCTCCTCGCGCACGTAGTACCAGCCACGCGAGCCCGTCGACTCACGCTTGCGCACCCATCCGAGGGATTTCAGCGCCTTGCCGATACGGCGCTGTTCCGCGAGCGTCCATTTCGACGTGTCGAGCTTCAGGATGTCCGCGAGGATCGATTCCATCGTCGTGTGCGACACGTATTCCAGCGCCTTCGCGATCTTGTCTTCGTACACGTCGCCTTCGTACCGCTCGGCCTGCTCGACCTCGAACAGCGGGCGCTCCTGCTCTGTCACGTGCCACACGACGCCCGCGCGGTACAGGAGGACGGCCTCGGCCCACAACTGATCACGCACGCGCGCGATGCCGTCGATATCGACCAAGCCGCCCACGCGCAACGGCCAGTAGCGCCGGTTGCCCGACTCGTCCTTGAGGTACGTATCGAAGTTGACGGAGCCCGCGAAAACGCACTGACGCGGCACGTCGGTCGCGCGCTTGCCGTAGAAGTTCCGGAACCGGTCGACGGCCGTCGCGAAGAAGCTCTTGACCGCCGACGAGTCCGCTTTGTTCAACGAATCCAGCTCGGCCAGCTCGATCACCCACTTGCCCGCCATCACCGCATAGGTGTCCTTGTTGCCGATCTGGATCGGCGTATCGGTGAACCATTGGCCGCCCGCCAACACCTTCAGCGCCGTCGACTTACGCGCGCCCTGCTTGCCTTCGAGGATCAGCACGTTATCGACCTTGCAGCCCGGCTGCATCACGCGCGCGACGGCCGCGATCATCCATTTCATGAAGGCCAACTGCACATACTCGCTGTCGGCCACGCGCAGATACGTCGACGGCATCGAGCGCACGCGCGGCACGCCATCCCATTCCAGCCCCTCCAGGTACTCACGCACGTCGTGAAAGTGCGTCGCGTCCGCGACTAGCAGCACCGCGTTCATCACGATATCGGTGCGCACCGAAATGCCGTACCGCTGCGACAACCAGAGCACGCAGCGCTGATCGTCCATGTCCGTCCATTCGCCGATGGTGCCCTGCGGGAACGGCGGGGCCTTGCGCTTCATCACGCGACCGCCGAAATCGTCCTGCTCGATCACACCCCGCCACGCCTTGTGATTCGAGAGGATCAGGTGGACATTGCCGAGCGTCGGCAACAGCGTGCCCTTGTCCGACCGCGCGAGGTCCTGCTCCCATGTGTGCGCGCCGTTCTCAGCTTCGCGTCCGTCCCATTCCGCCGGTCCTGCGGCAGCGGACGTCGCGGCCGGCGCCGACCGCTCGGCGTCGACGGCAGCCGGGCGAACGTCTTCGTTTGCTGGCGCGAGGATCGACAGGATCGCCGCCTGCACCTGCCGCGTGACGGCCTCCAACCCTTCCTCGACGTGCAAATCGTTGAAGTCGGTGAGCTTGCGCTCGCCGCGATCGGTGAACGTCGGATAGACGACGCTGACGCCGTCGACCTCGGCAGCCGCTTCGTATGCCCGTTTCAGGCCGGCGTTCTCGAAGCGCTTGCGCCGCTGCGGCAGGACGTCGTTACCGTACGTCACCTCGACGTAGGCCACGCCGTTGTCGTCGACGCGGCGGTGCGCGGCGACCATGTACCACGTCTTCTTCGCCTCGATCCGGATCGGCGCGGCATCGAACGGCAGCTCGCCCCGGAAGTCGAATTCCTCCGCGAGCCAGTCGCGCATCCGCTGCTCGATCTTCCAGTCGTCGTCCGCGCAGATCAGCACGTGCGCGTTCGGATGCGCGTCGCGCAGATGGCGGGCGGTCGACAGGATCCCGCCCGCATCGAAGCAGACGCAAAGCGCGAACGCCTCGGCCGTCGCCATGCGCACCGAGCGGCCGGTCGCATAGCCTTCGGCGATCATTACGAGCTGGTCGTCCGCCTTCACCTCGCCGAGCCGGCAGGCCGCGCCCTTCTTCTCCATGCCCTTGTTGAAGCGTTTCGCGCCTTCCGGCGTGATCTTTTGAAGCCCCACAAGCCGCGCTTCATCGTCATACTGATACATCGGCACGAAGATCGTGCCGTCCGAGTCGAACCGCACGCCTTCGGCCGTCACCTGCTTGCGTTCCAGATAGGCCGACGCGCCTTGTTCGCTCGCGCGCGCCCATTGGTCGCGCGCGCGGTTCGCGGCCATGCGCGCCGCACGCGCCGCGCGTTCCGCTTCCGCCTGCTCGGCGGCCTCTTGGCGGCGACGCGTCTCCGCGAGCGCTTCCTCGCTCAGCGGCGCACCGTTCCACTGGAATCGCTCCGTGCCCGGATCGTCGCCGGAGAAGTGACCGAACGTGCCTGTATAGCCGATCACCGCGCCCTTGCTGACGACCTCGCGCAACTGATACCAGTACTTCTTGCGCGGGCCGTAGCGATGATGCTTGCCGTCCGCGACCGGATGGCCGGACGGCAGTTCCGGATGATCGGCGTTACGGAGCTGCTGGATGATTTGATCGAGCGTCGACATAGGGATATTCACCTCTTGAAAGCAATCCCTCGCGCGCGCGAATCCGAACGCACGGCGAGGGGAAAGAAATGGGAAAAAACAGATGCGATGCAGCGAACGCAAAGCAACTTGGCTCGCGTCGCTACAGCGTCTTGAGCAGCGCTTGCAACTGGCGAAGCTTGTCCGCCTCGCGGCCGTTCGCCGCCTGCTGTTCCTCGATCACGAGCGCGGCGGTTTCGATCTCGACGGCGATCTCGCGTATCGATTCCACGGTCGCGGTCAGGCGGTTTGCGATGCCCGACAGCAAATCGATCGGCGATGCGCTGCTGTCGCGCCTGTTCAGCGATTCGCTTACGGGCGCACGAACTTCCGGCTCCGCGTCGTCGACCGCATCGGCCTCGACGCCACACGTCGCGAGCCGGACGCGTCGAAATTCGCCGCGCGTGACCTCGCGAACGAGCCCGGCATCCTTCAACCGCGCGAGGCAGTTGTCCGCCGTTCGTGAATCGATTTGCGCCTTGGTCGTGGCTTTCACCTGCGCCACGATCTGCTTGGTCGTCCACGATTCTTGAATCGGCACGAACTCGAAAACCTTCTGCGCGACAGACGGCATGCCGCGCAGAATGGATTGCTGACGGCCGGGGTTCATGCCCGCCCTCGCCGCTTTGAGCCCATCGAAATACCCTTTTGCATAAACTCTCCTGTATGCGTTGTGATCCTTTTCCACCGCTGACCCCCGTCCATCACCGCGCGTCCGATACGTACATGCCGGCCAGCTCGGCCATGCGACGATCGTGCGCCAACTGGTGCGAGTAGTTCCGCCAACGCGCCCGGCCGGCGATGTAGAGCTGTTGCCCGGACGGCGAGAGCCGGTAGCGGGATGCTCGGCGACGCAAGCCGCCGCTCGTGCTGTTCGTATTCACTTCGAGTCTCCAGTGCTAACTGACGGAGCGAACCTCATCTGCTTTGCAAAGTCGCTTTTCTGGTCAGCCTCGATAGGCACAGCAGCGACGGCGAAGCGCCTCGCGCCCCAAAGCCTTGATGCGGATAAGAAGTGCCTCGACGGCCTCGACGATCTCGGAACGCGGGTGCCGGTCTACAAGCCCGATCACCGCGACCCGAGCTTCGCTACCGCTCATCGTTCCGCGAAAACACGCGTCGCAGATTTCGACAAGCGTAAGATCGGCGCGAGGGCCTGCATGCCGAGTGGAAATGACAACGGCCGACGCGAGCTCGCACCTCGGACATTCCATCCGCAGCGCCTCCAAGCCCCAGATGCAGATTCGGGTGAATAGCGCGGACAGAATCTCAATCGCGGTATCGCGATCAGCCATTTCAAGTAGGCGGCTCGCGGCGCGCACTTCGGCGTCGCCGTACCAGCTCTTCCAGTATCCTTCTGCCCGATACGCAAACCCTTGTTTCAAACCTTCGCTGGAGCCCTTCATCATGTCCTCGAATATTGAGAAATTTGATCTACTCGTTGCAGAACTGCTTGCGACCCTGTACGAGCGTTTCCCTGTGGCAACAGGAATCACGGCGAGCGACCACGGCATCAATGCGGAAAACATGTTTCGCAGCGACGGCACCATCGACCAAGACATCGCGGCCGCCCTCGAATTCTTCTGCAATACCGTTCGATGGCTGAAACGGGCCGGATACATCGATTACGACAGGGAGCTCGATTCGGGGACTTTCAGCGAATTGGTGCTGACCGCAAAAGCGCTTGAAATTCTCAAGGCCACTCCGTCGTCCCTTACAGGCAAGCAAACGCTTGGCTCGTATCTTGTCGATAGCGCGAGGAACGGCGCGACCGAAGCGCTGAAGCAAGGCGTCACTACCGCCTTGTCGGCGGGCGTATCGCTCGCGTGGGCTGCCGTTAAGACGCAAATTGGCCATTCCTGATCTCCTGTCACTTGCCACGCAGGCGTCGCCACTCGGTCGACATTGATTCGTCGAAGATCGCAAGATCCTCCGCACTGAGACGGCCCGCGATTTGATTGCGGAACGCGTGGCGCTCAGTCTTCGTCGGCAGTGCCGCGCAGGACAACGCGGCGCGTTCGATAAACAGCGCAACGCGATCGGGGAAAGTCGAGATCAGGGAGACGAACAACCGTCCGGCCTGCTCCGGAGCGACTTCGATCCGGTACGCGAGCGCAGCAATGCCGCATGCGAGCTGATACGGGCGTTCGCAACACAACTGCACCTGCTCGCGCGCAACGCGGCAGCAACCCATGCCGGGCATGAATCGCTGCATGTCAGCGACGCCGGCGGGCAGCAAGGTTACGGGCGGCATGGATCAGCCGCTGGAACAGGCGCTGCCCCTTGCGGCCGGTCGCGATGATCTGCTCGGCTTCGCGATCGTCGATGCGCTGATCTTCGAGCGCGCGCGTCACGTCGTCGGCGACCTTCCCCACGTGCGCCTGCAAGTGGAGCGTCGTCGTCACGAGATGCATCGTTCCCGGTTCATGGCCGTCGACCGCGTGGTGATCGTCGACGCGCTCCGCGACAAGCCCGAAACGAGCGTTGAGCGCATGCAATGCATCGAGCGCGTGCGCCTCGGCTTCGCTCTTCTCCTGCATCCACTCGATCAGCAACTCGAACATCTCCATCGAGAGGCGGCTATCGCCGACGCCGCGCAGGCGCAGACGAAGCGACTCCGGCGTGATGCCCTTGCCTCGGCGGTTCGTCAGGTGATTGGCGGCGTCGGCTACGCCGCCGGGCGTGTTGCGCACGGACGTATAGAGCACGTCCAGCCATTCGGTGCTGTCGTATCTGCAGGTCATTGAACTATTGGTGGTCGGTCGTTTTCAATCTTTTGCTGCTCGAGGGGGAGGCGTACGATTCGCTCTGTCCCGCGAGGGGCCTATCGGCTCACTCGGCGGCGGAACTGTAGGAACGCTGTCCAGCGCACCGCTTCCCAAGGCAGTCGAGAAGCGCCTGAACGGTCGAGACGCGAGGGTCTGAGACGACCCGTCCACCAATCTTCGCGAGGGTTTGATACGGCACGCCGCTTTGCTTCGCAATTGCCGGCCAATCGCCCTTTGCCGCGTCGAGATGCCGCAGCACGGCAGTAAGAATCGGCTCGCTTCCGGTCTTCATAACGCCCCCAATCACAATGGCCAGCCGCGAGTTTATCCATTTAAGGAATTTCATTCAACCAACACGCAAGGCAAACCATCCGCCAATGGTTATCCAAATTCGGCAAGATGTCGGCATGAAAACGCCGCCCACGAAGTCATCGCTTCGGATGATCTTGGCCCGCAAGCTGCGGTGGTACATGGATCACTACCCGCACGTGGACAAGCAAGAAAAGGTCGCCAAGCGCGCCGGAATTTCCCAAAGCTCGGTCAATCGAGTCCTGTCCGGGAAGGTAGACACGCAGATGCGCGTGGTGGAATCTCTCGCTAACGCGATCGGCATATCCCCTACCGATCTGCTGATCGACGACGCGAACGATGCATCGGTAATTCACTACGATCGCGTCCGCTACGCCCAACTCCCGGAGACGGAGAAGAAGGCAATCGAGCGATATATCGAGTTTGTTCTGAGTCAGACCACCGCCACAACCACCGAGGAAGACGGGTCGACGACCATTGAAGAAGTTATTCCGGCCACGCCGGGATCGAAGAGGCGCGCGTCAGCCGCCGCTCAACGCCCATTATCGAACGAATTGTTGAGCGATGAACAAAACCACAAAACCCGCATCCGAGGGACCAAAACGCGAAACCGATAACGTCTACGAACTGCCCACGATACGAAGACGAACTCGGCAGGCCGCCATCCGCGCGTTTCTGCGCGATTTGGTAGCGCGCCACGATCGATCGCCCGCAGTGGCCGCCGCTGCCGTGCTTCTACGCGAGGACGGCACAATCGCCATCTCCGCCAAAGGCGTAGACGCCGATACCGCAGAAGACGTTTTGGCCGGCGCACATCAATTGGCTGAGCGCATCGAATACGCGCGGAATCAGCGTTCACACCGGCTCGCCCGCCAACGCGGAACCGCCAGCATCCTCGCAACCGCGACGATCGGAATTGCAGCCGCAGCATACCTAAACACTTCAGCGTGGCTTGATGCGGCGCTAGTCCTTACCTGCCACGCCGCAACCCTGCTGCTGACCCCACGAAACTCCCGATAACGCGCCCCCGCCTAACCCGGCGGGGATTATTCCGGGAGCACTTATCCATTTATGGATTGACAGGGCATTTTCCATTAATGGATACTCCACCTGTCGCGTCACATGACGCTCAACCGGAGATTTACCCCATGAAGCCGACCGATCTTCACGCTGAGGCCCGCCGGAACTGGCTCCGCGACGAGCAAGCCCCGCGCGTTACGCCCTCCGAACCCGCCCGCCAAAGTAACTTGGAAAAGTCGCTGCTGTTCAAGTGCGTCTTTGCCGCCGCCGCCCTGATCATCGCGGCGAACGTGCTGGATAACGGCCCCGTCGCCGACAAGCCCGCCACCTTTCACGCCAACGTCTGACGCTCACGCGCCGAGGACGGCTTGCGCGCTCGGCGTAAAGGAGATGAAGCCATGCACAGAATCAACGCTGCACAGCACGCGGGCATCCCGCGCCGGGACACGCTGTCGCCCCGGACCGTCGCCCGTTACGAACGCGATCGCCAGCTTCCGACGTCGCCGATCCTCGTCGGCAAGCATGTCGTCATGCGCCGGCCACTCGTGGACGGCGTCTATATCGAGTATCTGATCATGGACGGCAACACCATTGCCGCGAAGCAGATCTCGATTCCAGACGAACCCACGTGTGCGGACGCGATCAAGCGCCTTCGCGCCGCGACACACGCCGAGCCGGAAAAGCACTCCCGCCCGCAGAAGCCGCGCGCGTTCAGGATCAGGGAGGCATCGTGATCGACAACGCCCTCCCGAACGCGGCTCCGCGCCGACTCAATCCATACGTCGACCTCACGCCCGCTCAACGGGCCGACCTGACGGCTCGAATCCTGACCGTGTTCAGGCACGCCACGCACGCGATGACGTCCGACGAGGTGTGCACGACCCATTTCGCCGACATGCCGGGCGCGGCTGCGCAATGCATCGACAAGCTCGCGCGGGGCGGATGGCTGCGCCGCCAACCGCGCCCGCACGACCTGCGTTTCCTGTACTGGCTGACGGGATCGGACGCGGCCCCGCCGCTGTCGGTGCCCTGCAAGCAGGCGGACGGCACCTATTCGAACGATGCCGGCAGCGCACTCGCGCCTCGACATGCGTCGCGATCCGCCGTGCCCGCCGGATCCGCGCACACGCGCCCCGAACTCCACACGATCGTCACGCGAAACGCGGAACGTCACGTCGCCGTCTCGTTCCCGCATCTCCGCTCGCTTGAGATTTCCGTCGACTCGCTGCTTGGGTCGGATACCCGCACGTTGCGATTCCTGCGCCTGTTCCGCCAGAGCATCGACCTCGAAGTGTCGCGACTCGAACTGATGATCCAGAACCGGAGGACCGCGTGAAGCGCATGACGACCTACAAGCATCCGACGTCGTATAACGAGATCGTCGCTCACGCGAATGCCATTCATGCGCGTCGTCTCGCTCAACTCAAGAAGGCCGAGAAGCACATCCGAGCGATCGAGCGCGACCTTGCGTTGGTCGCTGAAACCGGCGTTTACATTGCCGTTGACGGCTACTCGATGTACCTCGAAGACTGCCGCGCACCCGACGAATACCGCTACAGCGGCCGGGCAAAATGGGCGCTCCGAGTTCGCGCGGGGATTTTCAACGAGACGGCCGATCGCGCCATCCGCGCGTTTCTCGCGCTCGGCTGGATCGTCGAGCGCATTGATACCGCTCCGAATTGGTCGAATCTCCTGCTTCGGCGACCGAAAACGCAGTCGCGCCTGATCCTCGACTGCTCAATGGAACTCGCTCACAGTCTCCGACCGCAGGAGTCCGAGTAATGGACGCCCGCACCCAACCGCTCGCGCTCGTCGAGCCGATCGTCACCGGCAATGCGAAGGCTGCCGCTGCGGCGGCGGGCGCGACGTCGGCGGATCTCTGGATGGTGCCGTACGAACAGCTCCACTACGATCCACGCGACAACGTGCGCCCCGTCGATCAACAGTGGGTGTCGCACCTCACCGCGCTGATGATCGCCAACGGCTACGACAAGAGTCAACCGCTCCATTGCTACGTCCGGAAAGTCGACGGAAAGGACCTGATCTACGTCTATAAGGGGCAACACCGCTACCTCTCCGCTGGTAACGCAATCCGTGCGGGAAAGGACCTCGGCAAGATCCCGGTCGTCGTGCGCGATGCGAAGACGGTTGAACGCGCCGAGATGGTGATCGACGGCTACCTTAGCAACGAAAGCAAGCGCGCGTCTCCGCTCGACCTCGCCACGGTCGTCGCGGAACTGCGCGACGTACATGGCCTCGACACGAAAACGATCTGCAAGCGCCTGAACGTTACGGATCAAACCATTCGCGACGTCGGCCTGCTCGAGCAGGCACCTGCGGAGATTCATCAGTTCGTCCGAGACGGCTCCATCTCCGGCACGCTCGTGATCGAACAGATACGACGGCACGGCGCGGAACGGACGCTGGAGCGGATCGTCTCGAGCCTGTCGAAAGCGAAAGACGCGGGCAAGACGAAGGTCACGAAAAAGCATCTCCACACGGCGTCGCCCAAGAGCGTCGCGACAACGGCCGCCGCCGAGCCTCAACGGAAGATTGGCGAGCAACATGCAAAGCAACTTTTGCAAGCGCTGCAAAGCGTGTTGCACGATCCGGGCTTCGGCAAGTTGTCGCCGGGCACGATCGCAGGCGTACATCGCGCGTTGACGGGCTTCGAAGACCTGCTCGATGCCGTGCCGACGCGTCGGCCGAAATATCCGATCGCCAAGGCAAACGAGCATGGCGTGTATGAGCCATCGGAAATCCTGTCCGCGCCCATCTCGAAGCGCACCGGGCGCGCGTCCGTCGAGATTCGGCTCGCGCAGATCGCAGAGGGCGATTGGGAGTTCGGTTTCTCGTACGCCTTCAACAGCGCGGGCGGATCGTCGCCATGCAAGCGCATCGACGGCGAATCCCCCGGCCGGTACAGGACGCGCGTCGAAGCGATCCGGGCTGCGGTTCAGGTGCTCACCCGCACCCTCGAAAGCACTAGCGCTTCGAAGGCGAAGGAAATGGCAGGCGTTCGGCGGTGGCTCGACAAGCTGTTCACGATGCCCGACCCCGACTGGATGCCCGAAATGGCGCGGGAGGCAGCCCAATGACCCCGCGCCCGGCCCTTTCTACCCCACGTCCGCTGCCGCGAAAGCGGGAACGCGCGAACAAGCGCCCGGCTATCACACTGGCGAGCGTCGACGGCAATGCGGTTTCAAAGCGTGTGCGCGGGCTCGCGCCCGCAAAGGCAATCCAGAAGAACGACACGCCGCGTGCGCGGCGAAAAGCAATCCAGAGAAACGAAGCCCCTGCGGATGCCCGCAGGGGCATGCACGCACGCCTCGACGCGCTTTGCATCGAGATCCGCGCCCTTGTGAGCGACGTCTCGCACTCGGCCGACATCGTGCTGCTCGACCTGATGGCCGACGACGTCGGCAGCTACGCACGGCACAAGGCAGCGCAGGACGCTCGCACGTGGGCGGCGGCGGCCGGCGTCACGCTCGAAACGGGTTTGATGCAGCTCGGCCGGGCGATACCACACGAACAGAATTGAGGATGACCATGAACGACGAACAGAACACCGCACCGAACTGGTTGCAGGAAGGCGATCTGCTCTATCGCCTCACGATCGACACGCACCGGCAAAACCATGACGAGATTTATGTCACGCTGGCCGAAGGATCGCGTGATATGCGGGCACGAGCTGCGCGCGCGGCAGAGCTTCGCGAAGCCTTGAATGGAGTCGAACCCAATAAGCCAACCGGCAGCGCAACGTCCCAAGCGCTCACGAGACTTAGACTGCTCATCGCCGCCGACGAATACTCGATGTCGTTTCAGACGATACGACAATATCGTTCCGCGCTGCTGCGCGAGATCGACCGCACAAATCCCACTCCCCCGCCCGCGATCGCGATGACACACGAACAGAACGCGGCAATCGAATTTGCGCTCGGCGCATGTGCCGGCCATCCAGCCGGCGAGCAGCATGTGGCCGCGCTTGAATCGCTCCTAAACGGCAGCAACGACGCACAGATCGCAATACAACTAACCAACGCTGCTCACGACGTGCTCATCGAGCGCCGCCGCCAGATCGAACAGGAAGGCTGGACGCCTGAACACGACGATAAATGCGGCGACCTCGAGATGTCCTGTGCAGCAGGGTGCTATGCCATGTACACGCTCGCATATCCCGCTGGCGATCCACCGCCGCCGTGGCCTTGGGCCACCGATTGGTGGAAGCCGACAACGCAGCGTCGCAATCTCGTCAAGGCCGCCGCACTGATCCTCGCGGAACTCGAACGGCTCGATCGGCTCCGGGCTCGCGCGGGAGAACGCAAATGAGCCTTCTGACTCGCGCATACATACTTGAGAAGTACGGCCCGCGCATGACGTTAGCGCAGCTAGCACAGCTCCTTCTCATGTCGGAGGGAACTATCCGCAATCAGATTAGCGCCGAGACGTTCCCGATCGCGACGTACAAGGAGGGCAGCGGGCGCTTCGCCGCCTACGATGCCGTCGCGGATTACCTCGATGAAATGTCGGCGCAGGCGCGACGGAAGGCGGCTTGACGGCCGCGCATGGGCCGCCGCCGCGCGGCTCCACTAATCGCGGTTCATGACCGTCAACTGCCCCTTCTTTGCAACCTGATCCGGTCGCAGATTCGTGTACCTCTTCAGGTTGCGCCAGTCCTTGTGTCCGGTAACGGCCGCCACCTCCGGGATATCCCACCCATCCTCGAATAGCGCGCTCGTCGCCTCATGCCGAAGATCGTGCAGCCGCAAATCGTCGATTCCTTTGTCCACGCACGCCCGCTTGAAGTACTTGCTGGCCGTGCTCTTGTCGAATCGGAATATGAACTCGTTCGGATGCGGCTCGATCGCCGGATCTGCCTTGCGCTTCGCTTCGTACTCGGGCGGCACCGGATATCGCGGCTGACGTAGCAGTACTTCGAGCGAGTCTCCAATCAACGGCACCCACTCGTCGTTTCCTTTCTTCTGCCGAGGGTGCTTTCGATCACGCACGAGCGCGAGGCGGCGCTCGACGTCCAGATCAGACCACGTAAGCCGGAACAATTCGCCGCGACGGAACGCGCTCTTCATAGCGACACGAATCACGTCCGGCACTGCCTGCTCTCGCTCAGGATGCTCCGCGAACCACTCGAATATCTTCACAATCTCATCGCGCGTCGGTCGCCGATTCCGATGGTTGCCTGGTCCGATAAGCCGCAAGTGATCGAGAGTCGGCCGCGCGATACTTGGTGCATGCGGCAATCGCAGATCGAGGAGTGACGCCATGTGCTTGAAAACGGTCCCGAGCTTCGAGATATCCATGTCGATGGTGTACTGGCCAGCGCCCTCCTTCTTTCGCAATTGAGCGAACTTGACCAATCGCTGCGTTGACAGCTTCGCGGCTACTTCATCATCAAAGTGACTTTCTAGTCGTGCGAGCATGTAGTGTTCATTCGACTTCTCGCCAATCGGTCGGCCGGACTCCTTTCTGGCCTCTCGATAGCGCCTCACCAGTTCGCCAACCGTGATGGTTTCTTCGACCGCCGCCTCGCGCCCCTTGTCGATCGACGATTCGATGTCGCGTGCCCAAGCCTCGGCCGCTCCCTTTGTTCGGAATGTCTTTGATATACTCTTGCTCCCTAGCCGGCGGACCTGAGCCCGCCAGCGAGAGCCAATCTGGATGATTGACGCCACGTGCTACCCCGTTGAAAAACTGTAGCAACGCGGTCCGAACATAGCGTGCTACAGGGTGGTTTTGTAGCAAAATTGTAGCAGAGGCGGCGTTAAACCCTCTGTCAGCGCATGTCATTATGCGTCATCAGTCGATTGGAGAAAATCGCCGAAAGGCAAGCGGGACAAGGCTTAGAGCTTGATTTTCAAGGGTTCAATCCATCCCGCTCAAACTATCCGCTCCCCGTAGTTCAATGGATAGAACAAGCGCCTCCTAAGCGCTAGATACAGGTTCGATTCCTGTCGGGGGGACCAGTCAAGCCCCAAACCATCCCCAAGATTCACAAGAAATCCCCCGCTCAAGCCCGTCTGGCGGCCGTCTCACGTCCATCGTTACCCAACGTTGCTCAGTGACAGCCAGAGAAAGTGTTGGTATTTTTGTTGGTATCAGCAGATACCAACAACACAGATACCAACAATGCCTCTCACTGACATACAGGTGCGCAACGCGAAGGCCAGCGCGGCACCATACAAACTGACGGACGGCAACGGGATGTACTTGCTCGTCCAACCGAACGGCGCGAAGTACTGGCGCTTGTCCTACCGCTTCCTTGGCAAGCAGAAGACGCTTGCCCTCGGCGTCTATCCGGCCGTCACGCTCGCGACGGCACGGAAGAAGCGCGACGAGGCCCGCGAGCAGATCGCGGCCGGCGTCGATCCGAGCGAAGCGAAGAAGGACGCGAAACGGGCCGCCGAAATCGCGGCGGCAAACTCGTTCGAAGCGGTAGCTCGCGAGTGGTTCGACTCTCAGCGTCCGGGCTGGAGCGACGGCTACGCGGAGAAGGTGCTGAATTCGCTTGAGGTCGACGTGTTCCCGAAGATCGGCCCTCGCCCGATCGCGGAGATCGACTCGCCGCAGATGCTTAGCATCGTTCGCGAGGTTGAAGCGCGCGGGGTGGCTCACGCGGAACGCAATCAAGTGACTGCCGCCTACGTCCACGCGGAATATCTACCCGAGCGCAGGCGCATGATGCAGGTGTGGGGAGATCATCTCGACCGCCTCAAGGCGGGCGCGGAGGTAATCCGTATCGCATCAGCTCGTTAGCGGGCCGAGAATCTTCTCCGTCGGCACCATGTATGGGTAACGATCGGCGGTCAGGAAGATCGACTCTACTTCAAGCGCGTCATCGTCTTTGAACACCTCGTCGTCTCGATAGGGCGAAATTTCCCAAGAAAGCCTATCTCGATGACCGTCCTTGGTCTTGAACGAAACGACGCGACAACGCTTGTCTGCGGGAGCTTCGACCATGGCAACGTGGTCAGCTCTCGGATTGCGGTGAATTACCTCGCAGAATTGCCCCAT